ATTTTATCCTGTCGCGTGTGCCGAGGCTCAGGAACTATTCAAAAGTATACAAAAGCTGATACATCATCTGTGGCTATATCTAGGGATAAGGAGTGGTGTATTAAGGGAGTCGTCTCTTTAAACTGATCAGTACCATTCAGTCTACGTACCTTACTGTTAAACTTGCAGAGACATACTCAGTACCACGTATGTCGTCAAGTTGGGGTTGAATGCATTAAGATTTGCAACTCCCCGTGGCGCAATGCTTGCCCACGTTAAATAGAAATTGGCACCAGTGGTACCTGTCTTACCGGAGTCGGAATGAACTCTTGAATTTCAAACAACCCTTTTCTTTCTTGCACCATGGTTACAACAGTTCACTTAAGAGAAGAATGTCCCCTGGGTTATGAGTCCACCCAAACTCATATTCCCTCCAAGACTAGATGGTTGGCTCGCTGGTGCGATGCTTTAGCTTACCCATTTACGTCTGAGTGCTGGATTGGTATCGCCCATGCTTTATGTGGTGGTTCAGCACTTGAAGAAGAGTCTGAGAGGATTAACTATACCGTGGCCAATGTGGTCGAGTACAATGTCGGTACCATTTCCGAAGAGGTTATGGTTGCTAATGACATTCATGAAAGAGAGGAGCGTAGCAAGTTCCTTTCTGATGTGTACTCGACGATGTCTAAGTCACGGAAGGCCCCTCTCGTATCTCCAGCGGCCATTAGGCCTGCCGGCTTGTTCCCTTGGGCACACCATCAAGCGATCGTGACCAATGAAATTGACGAAGTCTTGTTGCTTCACGGACAACCAGTGAACCCTGTGTTCATTCAAATGTACCGTGACCAAAGAGCTTTGGATTTTGAGTTGGACACTGGTTTGTGCTACGCTGACATTGAGAAGTTTGTGAAAGATCATCTCCTTTGTGGCAAGCGACCATGGGCTGTTTTAGCCAGTCTTCTCAGGCATGAGCTTCCCCTAGAGTTCGTGCCTGGACCAGACGACCTACCGGAGGATGTGCGGGTTATATCACCTCCTCAATACCACGATTTTGATGTCGTGGATGGTAAGGCCATTCCTAGACCAACTGCTACTTCAGTGGATCCTGGGATGACTCGTCGAGTAATCCATCCTTCATTGGTTGGTGCTTTGGTACTCGATGCTCGGGCGCGGTGGGGCCTGAAACCACGTACTCTAGCCAACCGTGACATGGTTGGCCATCATATGCGCAAGCAGTGTAAAAACTGTGCGTTACATGTGAGTATTGTGGATACACACGTTTCCCTGGCTTTGGTTGAATATTTCGTTCCAAACGGAATAGACATCATGTCCAGAAGAATGGAGTTGGATGACCGAAACGCAGACAGGCGTAGGGAATTCGATATCATTGGCATGTCCTGGTGGAAGAGGTGTTTTTACACTTCACCTCCCATCAGTGATGTTATTGCTTGAGGCTGCCTAGTGCGCGTGCGTGGGTTGACAACTCGTTCGAGTTTGTTCCATCCCAAACTAACCGTTACGCGCACTGGGGAGTTTGTGCCGCCTAGGAAGTGGTTCCAATTGTCTGGACTCGGCCAGACACATGAACTAGGTGTGCACAATTCAGGTATTGATGTTTTGGAGCGTGCTCTCCTTGAGAGAGCTTTTATGTGTGAAGTTTCTCCCGGTGTGTTCTCACCGCCACTAGGTAGTTCCTCTGCTGAATGGAAAGAGATGGACCCTTTTGTCAAGGGTATAGGCAAGTACAATGGTAGGTACTGGCACCCACAGACTGCGACTGAAGTAGTCAATTACTATGCGGGGGCCAAACGTGCCTTGTATGAGCGTGCACGACTCAGCTTGATTGCTGATTCGGGACTTTCGAATAAAGATAGTGTGTCGAAGGTTTTCGCCAAGTTTGAGAAAGGTAAACTTGGCAAGGCCCCCCGGTGTATCCAGCCGCGGGATCCTAGGTATAATTTACTCGTTGGAAAGTATATTAAACAAATTGAACACAGGATATATCGAAGCATAGCAAAGCTTTTTAACAAGTTGAATGGTGGGGATCAGCCAACTGTTATTAAAGGTTTCGACTGTTGGAGAACAGCTGAGATTTTGCAAGCTAAATGGGAGAGATTTGCCGACCCCGTTTGTATCGGTCTTGACGCCGTGAAGTTCGATATGCATGTTTCCGTGCCGGCACTCAGCATGGAGCATAGTGTTTATATTAACATGTATAGGGGAGACCCGAAACTTGTTAGGTTGCTGAAACGTCAAATTAGCAATCGTGGAGTGGGGTACTGTAAAGACGGCAAACTCAAGTTTGAGATTGAGGGGATCCGTTTTAGTGGGGATATGAATACCGCGTTGGGTAATTGTATCATCATGTGTGCCCTGGTGTGGACGTGGGCGAAACGCGTTGGTGTGACCATCGAACTGGCTAATAATGGCGATGATTGTGTTATCTTCTGCGAGAGGAAGGACGAGTCAACATTTAAGTCAGGTTTGGAGGAATGGTTCAATCTAAAAGGTTTTCGCATGGGTGTGGAGGATACAGTTGACGACTTTGAATCGGTCGAATTCTGTCAATCCAAGCCCGTTTGGAACGGCACTACATACGCTATGTGTCGCTCTTTGCCTAACGTGCTCATTAAGGACTCGATGTGTCTTATTTCCTTAGACTCTTGCAAAACATTCGAGAATTGGTGTGCAGCCGTAGGCATGTGTGGGGGTAGCTTGTCCGTTGGTGTTCCAGTTATGCAAGCCTTTTACCAGGCATTTAGGAGGAATGGCAAGGGTGCCAAGCCTAGTGCTGGTTTTATGGCTAGTATTTATAAGAACACAGGGCAATGGGAGAGAATGGGAAAGGCCTCCAGCTACGAGGTACGAGAGATAGAAGCAAGAGCGCGAGTGAGCTTCTGGATAGCGCATGGAATCACTCCTGACACTCAGATCGAATTAGAACGATATTACCAATCATTTAAGATCGAGTGGCCAGTTGAAGTAAAGGAAGTTTCCAGCGTGCAGATTAAAGATACGAACTACATTGAATACCCACAAGACTAATCGTGTCAACAAGCATCATGGCCCCATCCAAGATGCAAAAACGTGTGAAGAAGACGAAAACAACAAAGACAAAGAAACAACAACCAAAGGTAACTGCTATTGGGAGTGCTTTACGCGCTCTTGGTGGCATAGGTGGAGGTGCGTTGGGCGGTATGTTTGGCGCACCCACGCTGGGTAGTGCTGCCGGAACCTCTCTCGGGGGAATGGTATCCAAGTGGCTTGGTCAGGGCGATTATACCCTTAATTCCAATTCACTGGTCAACAAGTTCCGCACTTCTGGGGATATCCCCAATATGCACGCCAATGGCCAGGCTGTTGTCGTTCGTCACCGCGAGTATGTTGCGGACGTCTCTTCTAATATCAACTTTACTGTTAATGCCAGCTACGCACTAAACCCAGGGTTAGCCTCAAGCTTCCCTTGGTTGTCAAGCATAGCTCAACAGTACCAGGAATATACCTGGAAAGGCATCATCTACGAATTCGTCAGCACCAGTGGTGACGTTGTCGCCAGCACTAATACTGCTCTCGGCACTGTCATGCTGGCTACCGATTATCGTGCCACGCAGGGAGCTTTCACCAACAAGTTGCAGCTTCTCAACCAATATTTCTCTTGTGATGGGAAGCCTAGTGAGTGCTTCTGCCATCCCATTGAGTGCAATCCCAAAGAAAACCCTTACAACGTTCAATACGTGCGGGGTGGCGCCGTTCCGGCTGGTGAGGACCAGAAAACCTACGATCTTGGTGTGGTCTTTTTGGCCACCCAGGGTATGCAGGCCGCCAGCATTGATGTTGGTGAGCTCTGGGTTTCATACGAGGTGGAACTGAGGAAGCCCATTCCGGCTGGTGTTTCGAATCTATATGGTTTGGATGCCTCTTACACTCTCGTTGCCCCAGATGCCACCAATGTCTTTGGTACGTCTCGAACCCTGATCTACGATCGTATTGGTCTTACTTTCACCAATACCAAAATTTCTTTTCCAGTAGGGTCTTCGGGATCCTACGGGATGGTTGTTTCCTATCCTACCACTTCGTCCGCCAATTTTCAAAATTGGATTACTAGTGGCACGTTGGTAAACTGCACTGCAGGCACTAAAGGTAGTACCAATGCTCAGGACTCCCTGTATACGGTGGGAATCGGGGCCGCGCTAGGCTTTTGTATCATTACAATTACCAACCCTACCATAGTCGCGTCCTTTTCCCCATCATTTACCACCCTCACTGGCGCTTCCGCAACTGTTTGCGCCATTTGGGTCATGCAGGTTGGTCCTACGGATAACTAGAGTCAGACAAGACTATAACACCGTGTTCTCCCACGATAGGGTTAAACCTAGCTGGTCGGGGTGATCAGCATTACAAGGCACATTCATGTGAGTTTCAGCGCTACTATCTGTTACGAACTCGTCATAGCCTTGAGCGCAACATATCGGATAATATTTAGGTTCACGCCGATAGGGGTTTAGCAATCCCCCGCTGTCAGCTTGTTACATCGAGAACCTTTTCCCGATGAACATGTATGTTACATGCCATTCGAAACCGATCGAATTCAAACAAGTTAAGGATAAATTCAGAAAGACAAGAGGCGTTGAGTAAGTCTGCGATGGAAAACCGGGGGGTTAGTACTGGGGCAGTAAGCTGACGCTGAGTCTCTATGAGCATGTAGTAAAGTTCTGTCAACTACAATGGTTGATTATACTCCATTAGGGTTTGTTAGTACCAGTCCCAGATGTACCGGAGATGCCGGTAGGCTACTTTAGCCGTTTTAAGTGCAGTGCCGTTTCTGTGTAACGGACTCGATGGGAGTTACCCATCATGCTCTTTTGAGCCGTGGTATTAGTCCATGTTAGTAAAGCAAGTATTGTCTCTGTAAAAGACGCCTTGGTAAGGATAAACCAACAACCGGAAGGAAAACCGGCGTGTCCACCCGAGAATTAAACTCGTAGAAAATCTGACAAGCGAAAACGCTACGGCGGGGCAGTCTTGTTAGAGGACCTTTTGAAGGAACTACAACGTCAACCTGGAAGGTTCGGCGTGC